GGCTCGAAACGGTCGCGTCCAAGGGCGTGGTCAAGACCGAGCACAAGCTCACCCTGGGCGCCCCGGTGCCCGTTTCGCTGATCAAGGAGGGCTGATCCCATGGCCGAGCGCAAAGTTACTTCCGGCCGCTGGTCTCGTATCCAGCGTATTCTCAAAAATGCGGTTGTGGCCGAAAAGGGGCAGATCGCGTGCATTGACACGGCAGACGGTTCGCTTACCGTCGCGGCCGTGTCCACCACGCTGATCCCGATCGGCTGGTTCGAGCAGAGCTTTACTGGCGATGGCGTCAAGGTCATGTCGGTCAAGCTGTTCGCGGAAATCGAGGTTCAGTGCATGGTGGCGAGCGCTACCGGCGCCCCCGTGGACGCGGACGTGGGCAAGATCTGCTATCTGCGCGCCACCCCCGAGGTCTCGACCACCGCCACAAGTTCGTCCGTTGCCGGCCGTATCTGGAAGGTCGACACCCAGGGCGTGTGGGTCCAAATGTTTGGCAACGGCGCGGCCGTGAGCTGAAAGGAGCAATAGACCATGACCGTTCTAAACGCCGCGTTCTTGTTCGATCTCGAGTCGAACATGCGCGTGATCACCGAAAACAGCTACACCAGCCTGCTCGAAAAGCAGTGGTGGAACCGTGTGGCGCGCGAGATGCCTTCGAGCTCGCTCAAGGAGCGCATCATTTGGCTTCTCGAGACCGGCTTCGTGGATTACGGCGTGGAGGGGCAGGTCCAGTTTGTGGACATGGCCACCGTCATGCAGGAGTTCACGAACAAGTTCATTACCGGCTCGGGGCTCAAGATGCTGCGTTCGCAGCTTGAAGACCTGGATGGCGTGGGCATCTCGGCCGCCACCGCATGGTCTCGCACCATGGGCGCGCTGGCCGCAAACTTCCCCCAGCAAGAGCTCGCCAAGGCGATCCACGCCAACGGCGTGTGCTACGACGGGCTTGCGTATTTCCACGCGAACGCGGGTGGCACCACGGGCCATCCGTACGATCCCACGGACACGACCAAGGGCAGGTTCGCAAACCTGTTCACGGGCGCCGCGTCCGCCGGTGTCAACCCGGGCGCCTGCCCGATCGATGTCTCGGTCACGCTGGACGTGGCACAGACGAACCTGTCCAAGGCCTTGACCTACATTCGAGAGATCAAGCAGCCCAACGGCGTGAACCCTCGCAACCTGGAGCCCGTCGCGATTCTCGTGCCGCAACAGCTGTACGTGCGCGCTCGGCTCGTGACCGAAGCCAAGTCCGTGGCCATGCCCGCGGCCGGCGGCGCGGGCTCGGCGGACGTTACAGCGCTGATCAGCACGTTCGGCCTGGAGGTCATCCTGTGCCCCGAGCTCGGCGCGCTGTATGGTGGCAGTGACACCCGGTACTACATCCTGTGCAAGGACAGCACGGGCCAGCTCGGCGCCTGGGTGTATGTGAATCGCGAGCCCTTCTCGATCACGTACCACGGACCTCAGACCGACGCGCAGCTTGCCAGCAAGCGCGAATACGAGTGGACCCCACAGGGTCGCTCGACGGTGGGACCTGGCCACCCCTATTTGATGTACCGCTGCGACGGCACCTGATAGCCGTGCGCTGATTCCGCGCGCCGAGCGGGACGAAGGGGTGCGAGGCCCCGCAACTTTAGGAGCCCATGGCCAGCTATCTCACGCTCGTGCAATTCAAGGACCGGACGAACATGCCGGCCGAATTCGTCGACGCGCTGGAAGCGGTGCGGCCGGGCTGGGTGCTTGCGCAGCTCGAAATGGCGTCGCGCTGGGTGGATGCGCGCCTGTTCAAGCGCTACGCGGTGCCGTTCGCGGCGCCCGTACCAGAAACGGTGCTCGCGTGGGTCACGCGCTTGGTCACGCTCGAATGCTGGTTTCGCCGCGGCGTGGACCCGGACGACAAAGCTATGGACCGCGCGACCACGGACGCGGACACGGCCAAGGAAGAGGTCAAGGAGGCGGCAAACGCCGTGGACGGCCTGTTTGACCTGCCCTTGCGCGCGGACCTGGCCGCCCAGTCGGGCATCTCGCGCGGTGGGCCGCGCGTGTACAGCGAAGCGAGCCCGTACGTGTGGACGACCGTGCAGGGCGCGGCCGGGCGTAGTGAAGACGAGAACGGTGGAGGTACGTTCGGATGACCAACGGCCACCGCGAGCTGGACGCGATGATCGCGCAGATCAAGAGCATTGGTGAACTCGCGCACGGGTCCGCGCCGGCCGTGGCCGAAGCCGTGGAAACCGTGTTGCGCAAGCAGGTCAAGGCGGGCCGCTCGGCGGAAGGCGCGCCCTGGCAGAAGACACAGGAAGGCGCGCAACCGCTCGTCAACGCGGCCAAGGCGCTTGCAGTGGTGGCCGTGGGTAACACGGTGTTCGCGCGGCTCAAGGGCCCCGAAGCGCGCCACCACTTGGGCACGGCACGTGGTGGCGTGGTGCGCTCGATCCTGCCCGTTGACGGGCTGCCCAAGCCCCTGGCCGACGCGATCCGCGGCGCCGTGGTGGAGACATTCAAGGACCGGTTCCAGTGAGCGAATTTGCCCTGCTCCAGTTGTTTGACGCGGTGGTGGCCCGGTTCACGCTGGACAATACGGTGTGCGTGAACCTGTTCGGCTGGCGCACGCCCCAGCAGAAAAGTGTCACGGGGAACCGAATTTGCTGGGTGCCGGGCGATGACGGCGAGCTCGGGGGGGTCACGTGGGCCAACTCGCGGCCCGGCCAGAATCCGCGTTCACTGGGCACGCTGGGCGAGCTGTTCACGGTGTGGATCCGCGCGGCGGACGCCACGGATCCGGCCATGCTCGAAAACGAGCGCGTGCAGTACGAAGCCGCGCGCACGCTGTTTGACGCGTGGTATCGCGCGGTGTACCTGCACGCACATGGCACGTTTACGGTAGAATCGTCCGAATGGATGATAGAGCAGAATGAGCGCCGCTATGGTGCGGGCATTCGCGTTGTGTGCTCGATCCAGGCCAAGATCCCAGACGAAGCGCTCGTGGACGCAAACGAGCTTACAGACCTCGCGGCGGATATCGCCACGACGGTTCTGGACCGAACCGAGACCGATCACATGGAAGGTGACGCCACATGAGCCAGCCCGCAGTAAACATCCGAGAGATCGACGGCGCCTTGGGCATCTTGCCCGCGGGCGAGAAGATCCACGCCGTTGCGGGCGTATGCACCGCGGCCGGCGCAACCGCCAACGTGCCGATCGCCTTCGGGCGTACCGTGGACCTGATCGCCTATGCGAGTGGTGGCCCCGCGGTGGAAGCGGCGTGTCACTACATCGACACGTACAAGCGCCCCGTCCTGCTCGTGCCCACCGGCAAGACCACGGCGGGGCTGCCCGGCACGCTCGTCACCACGGGCAAGCTTGGAACGAGCATTGTCACGATCACTGGCGTGCCGGATGACGACTATGAGCCACAGTTCAAGGTGATCGTGGGCGGCACCATTGCCGTGGCGGGCATCACGTATCAGTGGTCGCTGGACGGCGGCCGCACGTGGTCGGCCACGCTCGCACTGGGCACGGCCAACACGTTTTCATTTCCGGGCGCTGGCTCGCTCGGCCTTGCGTTCGCGGCCGGTACCCTGCTCGCGGGGGATATCGTCACCTCGCGCACCACGGCGCCCCAGTGGACCGCGGCCGAGCTCGGCGCGGCGTGCGACGCGCTGGCAGCCACCACCCAGAATTGGGGCATCTTGCAGGTCGCGGGCCCGATCGACTCGGCCGCTTTCGACATGCTGGAGACCAAGTTTTCGGGCCTGTCCACTGCGGGCAAGCCCAAGGCGTGGATCGGCAACACGCGCATGCCCAACGTGGGCGAGACCGAAGCGGCCTACAAGACGGCCGTGGACACCATCTTTTCGGCCAAGGCGACCGTTTACGGTTCGCTTTGCTCGGGTGCGGTCAAGCTCACGAGCGCCGTCACGGGGCGCAAGTACAAGCGCCCGGTCTCGTTCTCGGTCGCGGCGCGCGAAAACAGCGTGTCCGAAGAAGTGAACACGGCGGACGTCAACCTGGGTGTGCTGCCCGGCGTGTCCATCCGTGACGCCAACGGCAACGCGGACGAGCATGACGAGACGCTCAATCCCGGGCTCGACGATTCCCGGTTTACGGTCCTGCGCACGATCGACGGGTACCCGGGCGTGTATATCAACCGCCCGCGCATTTTCTCGGCGCCCGGGTCTGACTTTTTCATCATGCCACACCGGCGCGTGATGAATCTCGCGCGCGAGGGCTTGCGCTTGTACTTTATCAAACGCCTGAACAAGAGCGTGTTGGTGAATCGCACCACGGGCTTCATTCTGGAGACCGAAGCCCTGGAGATCGAGGCGGGCGCGGACGCTGTGTTGCGCGCCCTGCTCATGGCCAAGCCCAAGGCTTCGGGCGGTGGGTTCGCACAAGGCCGCTTCGTGCAGATCTCGCGCACGGACAACCTGATCTCGACCAAGACCATGACCGGGCAAGGTCGCATTGTGCCCCTTGCCTACCCCGAGTTTATCAACTTCGACCTTGGGTTCTACAACCCGGCGTTGCAAGTCGTACCCACCTGATAGGAGCGCCGAACCATGGGAGATGCAAAGCGAATCAACGGAAACATGCACTCGTGGGGCTCGATCACGCTCAAGGCGGGGAACGAGCGCTACACTGGCGTCAAGGGGATCGACTACGGGGACAAGCGGGAGCGCGTCAAGGGCTACGGCATGGGCCGTAGTCAGGCGCCGCGCGGCCGCTCGCGGGGCAAGTACACCACTGACCCCGTCAAGCTCACGGTGGCTAAGGGCTCGGCCGAAGAGGTTCGGCTCATGCTCGCGGCGGCCGCGGCTGATGGCGTTTCGATCGGTGACGTGTCGATCAATATCACGGTGGCTTACTTCGAAGACGGCGACCGGCCCATGTCCGTGCTGATCGAGGATTGCGTGCTCGTTACGGACCAGTCCAGCCACGCGGAAGGGGCGGACCCCTTGGACGACACGCTGGAATTCGACTGCATGCGGATCTGGCGCAACGGCAAGGCCATTTTCGACGCGACCGAGGGGTTCTGATCGGGTAAGGTGGGGCATGAGTGACCCCACCGAGCCCAAAACCCGTCTCGCCCAGCTGAAGGCCGAGATCGCAGAAAACATCGCCAAGCGAGCCGCGCGCGACGCAGACCGAGCCCTGGAAGCCGAGATCGCGGCCGCGCAACGAGAGCTCGCGGATGAGAAGGCAATCACCCAGGCCGAGTGTGAACACGGCGTCGTGGGCGAGATGCTTTCCGTGATTCGCACGCCCACGCACGGCGTGGTCATCGTCAAGCGCCCCAGCCCGCTCGTGTTCCGGCGCTTCCGGGACACGGCCGTCCACAACACGGAAGAGCTGGGCAAGCTGATCCGGCCCTCGCTCGTGTACCCTAGCCTGGTGCAGCTGGAG